ATGCGTTTTCAAATAAAGAAATTACTTGAAGGTTTTGATCCTGCCGACTTAATCGAGCAGTCTATGTATTGCTTTGGATCTGATAGTTCAGATGGTGACGATGGAACTGCTGATCAAGACATGACAGCAGGAATGGGAAGTACAAATTCTCAAAGTATGGGTATGGATAGTTCTGTATCAGATCAGGCAAATGCTCAAGCAGGATCTGCTAGTGGTGTATCAGGTCAAGATAATAGTGAAGGCTCTATAGGAATTGATGCCTTTGGCGGAAGAGGTGGTGCATACAGCACACAAAGTACAGCAGGGTCGCAATCTACAGCAGGAGACATGAGGGGCGGAAGTATGTCTACTTATGATCCTACTACTGGTTTGACACAGACTTATTCTCCGACACAAGTGCCTGCTTTAGAGTTAATGAAGCCAGTATCATATGACATTTTTAATATTGTAGATAGAGTTAATAAAAACATTCGTGATAGAGATGCACAAGGTCTTTATTCTCAAGTTACTAGAGACGAAAAGGGTAATGTAACTGGATCTTTTAATAATGCTCCGATGTTTGGGTTAGGATTTATGCCGAATGTCACAACCTATACTGGCTTTGATCAGAACCCTTATAATGAAGATATGAGTTATATGGATGGCAATGACAACAATCCAACTACAGTAGCACCAACAAGAAATCCAGTTAGCGGACAACCAGTTTGTCCTGATGGCTATAGATATGACGATGACTTGCAGGCTTGCAGATTAGATACATCTAGTCCAAATATGACAACTAATCCTAATCCATTTCCTTCAGGAGATGCTTATTATAGGGCAACGAGTTTAGATCAAGCACCAGTAAACGCACCTTCAGGATTTGACTTTAATTCTGCTAATCAAAACTTTGTAAATAACTTTGCATACCGCCCTGCTAACTTCACAAACCAAATGGGATTAAGTGGATTTACTCCATTTAGAAGATCGTAATGCAAGAAGGTACAGCAAGAGAAGAATTAGAAAAAGGTAATAAAGCTGATATTTTATTAAAAAATCCAGTTTTTTTAGAAATTTTTGAAGGCTTAGAAAACCAGTTTTTAGATGCGTGGAAGAACTCATCTCTAAAAGATGCAGAGGAAAGAGAACGTATTTACTATCTTTACCAATCTTTGAAGGCACTTAAATCAGGCATAGAAAATGTCAGTGCAAATGGAAGGATGGCAAAGGCTCAATTAGACAGACTAATTGGCAAAACTAAATAAAACAAAAGGGAAAATTCATGGAAAATGTAAACTCAAGCGAGAGCAATTCTATATCAGTTAACGAAGCAATAGACCAATTATTACCTCAAGAGGAAGCAAAAGCTAACCCTGAAATTGAGGAAGTAACCGAGCCAGTAGAAGAGGCTCAAGTATCAGAAGCAACCGAGCAAGAGGAAGTCTTAGAAGAAGATATCTCCGATGAAGGCGAAGAAGTAGAAGATACAACCGCTCAGGAAGATGATGCTGAGGAAGTCGAAGAAGAAGTCCAAATGTTCACTGTCAAGATTGATGGTGAGGAAGCAGAGGTAACTTTGGAAGAGGCTTTATCAGGTTATCAGAGAGAGAGGACTTTTCATAAACGCATGAACGAAGTCTCACAAAAGAGCAAAGCGATAGAGGCAAAAGATGCCGAAACGAAGCAGTTGAGAGATCAGTATGCGGAAGGACTTCAGCAATTAGAACAAGCATTAAAAGTGCCTGAGCCTAATTGGGAAGAACTGCGAAGAACTAAGACCAATGATGAGTTTGCAAGTATTCATGCAGAATACCAAATTCAACAAAATAATTTAGCTAAAGTTCAACAGCAACAGCAGACAATTAAGTCTCAACAGCAGGCAGAACAACAAGCACAATATCAGAACCACTTAAAATCTGAGTTTGATACAATGCTTGATAAGATCCCTGCATGGAGAGATGAGAAAGTCAGAGATGCTGAGAGGTCAAAAGTGATCTCATATGCTAAATCCCATATGGGTTACTCAGATGATGAAATTGCTCAGGCAAGTGATCATCGTGCAATCGTAACTCTGCGGAAGGCAATGTTGTATGACGAGTTAATGGGTGGCAAAACTCAAGCCAAAAAGAAGGTTAAGGTTGCCCCAAAGATGGTCAAAGCAGGAACTCCTAAAACTAAGTCTGAAGTTGTATCGAAACGTAATCAAGACATGGTTAATCGTTTCAACAAAAATAGCACAATAGAAGGTGCTATCGAACTACTTTTAAATAAACAATCAGCCTAATAGGAGAAATCGAATGGCTTTATTTCAAACTTCAAATGCTGTTGGTGAGCGTGAGCAACTAGCAGACATTATTTATAAAATTGATAGTGATGAAACACCTATCTTTTCATTAGCAAAAAAAGAAACAGTGAATGGAACTTTAGTCGAATGGCAAGTTCAAGAACTAGCTTCAGCAGGACAAAACAGTCTTAGTGAAGGTGCAGATGCAACTTATGCAACTCCAACTGCTACAACAAGACTTAACAACTACACTCAGATCTCAGGGAAAGACTTCTCTATCTCAGGTACTTTGGAAAGTGTTGATAAAGCAGGAAGAGCAAAAGAAACTGCTTACCAATCAGTTCTTAAAGGACTTGAGTTAAGAAGAGACATAGAGAAAATTGTCGGAGATCTTAACGTAGCTAAGTCAGGTTCTGAGCCTCGTAAGTCAGCAACTTTAGTGACATGGATGACAAATGGAGATGCTACTCCTTCTGACATCGCATTTGGAACTGGAGATGGATCTGACGTTGCAGATTTAACTGGAACTGAAGCCTCTTTGACTTTAGCCAAAATTGACAATGCTGTAACACAAGCATGGCAAGATGGTGGTAAGCCAAGAGTTTTAGTTTGTGATGCAACAAACAAAGCTAACATTTCTGACTTATCTCAAGCAGGAACAAATCTTGTTACAAATCAGGTAAACACAACTGCGAGTTCTGCTCCTGCATTTGTTGGATCTGTATCAGTTTACTTAACTGACTATGGAACACTTGATTTAACTCCTTCAAGATTTATGTCAGATGACAAGTTATTCATTATTGATCCTGATCATATTAAGATCGGAACTCTTAATGGAAGAAACTTTTCAAAGACACAGCTTGCACAAACTGGAGATGCAATCAAAGAGCAAATCATTTGCGAATGGGTATTGATGCCAACAGCACCAAAAGCACATTCAGCAGTTATTGGTTTATCAGGTTCTTAATAACTAACTATGAGGGGGCGATTAATTTCGCCCTTTCTATTTTTAAGGGAAAACAATGTCGAGATTAATATCAAGAAATCCATATTCAAAAAAAGAAACTTTTTGGCATGACAATAACGATGGCACTTACACCATTGAGACAAAACAACATATTAAAGAAGTTTTGGATGCTAACAAAAGAAAGTCAAATGACTATGAAAAAGGATCAATGATTGGGAATACTCAGAAGCATTGGCAACATATAGCAGAAATACCAAATACCTTATATTTGGAACTCACACAAAAGTTTGGAGATCCAACTAATAATCCTGAAGCCTCTAAGAAGTGGCGGACATGGCTTAACGATAGTGACAATAGATTTTTTAGAACTGGCGGAGGCTCAATGTGAGTATATCAACATATTCTGAGTTAAAAACTGCTGTAGCTAATTTTTTAGCTAGAACAGATTTAACTGATCAGATACCTAACTTTATTCAGTTAGCTGAAGCAAGATTATCTAGAGAATTAGAAACTAGAGATCAGGAAAAAAGAGCAACCGCAACTTTAACTAGTGGCGATGAGTTCATAGCACTTCCAACCGATATGCGAGAAATCAGGGAAATAAAATTAAATACGTCTCCGAATGTCGTGTTGGAATATAAAAGTCCTACAGCCTTAGATACAACTTATACTGGTGCTTCAGGCAGACCAGTTGCATATTCTATTGTTGGCGGAGAGTTAAAGGTCAGACCAATTCCTGACGATAGCTATACAGCCGAAATAATCTACATAGGAAGCCTTAGTGCCTTATCAGATACTAATACAACAAATGTGATGTTAACTCGTCACCCTGATGCTTATTTGTCAGGTAGTTTAGTTGAGGCTTACACCTACTTAATGGATGAACAAAGGGCATCAACTTACGATGCTAAGTTTACAAGATCTATAGAAGAGATCAGAAAAGATGAACAACGATCTCACTATGGAACTGGTGCTTTGCACATATCATCAATCTACGCAAAAATGTCATCATAGGAGAAATAAATGTCGGCAATGTCAGATTATCTAGAATTAAAATTTCTAGACCATTTTACTGGAACAGCATCAACTTCTGCACCTTCCGCAGTCTATTTAGGATTGGCAGTTGGTTCTATCGCAGACGATGCAAGCGGTACAGAATTATCAGGAAATAACTATACAAGAAAAGCTATAACTTTTGCTTCTGCATCTTCAGGATCTATAGCAAGCAATAATGCAGTCGAATTTAACTCAGCAACTGGCTCATGGGGTACAGTGGCATATTGGGGTATTTGGGATGCCAGTAGTTCAGGCAACCTTTTATTTCATGGTGCATTTTCAGCATCAAAAGCAATCGCAACTGGAGA